CTGAGCATTCACACATGTTTAAGAATATACCATTATCCCTTCATGAAACAAATGCAGGTGTAAGACAAGCAGCCAAGTCTCTGGAGGGTGGCACTGCAATAGGGCCCAATCCAGTAAGCAATTCTAAGAAGTAATTATCTCTCAGCAGATAACCAACTGGCCCTGTGCTTACATACCCAATCTAATAATGCTCTCTCAAACCCCACGTCCTTACCCTCTCTCTCACTCATATACCATTTATTTCTAAGTATATGCTCTCTCTCTGCTCGAAAGCGTTTGTATAGAGCAGTACTTGAAAAATCCATACCCGACACAGCTATCATTGTATATATATTTAGTCCGCAAAGAGTGTAAAATAGTCTCGTATTACGAGCCCACCTCCCTCCCCTATTTTATGCTCCTTCAAATTTATTTATTTCATGAGAGCAATTTTTTTTGTAAATTCTCTGCTACAATCTTCTTATCATCAAGTAAATCTTTTTTCATTAATTCCAGTTCTCTTGTAGCTACGTCCTTACGTAAAAACTTAATAAATTCATACCTAGGTTCAATATTCAAGACTGATAGGTGTTTAACAATAATCAAGAAAAGTAAAGCTTGCTCATCTTCATCAAGCCCTCCAACAAACTGCATTTCCATCATAACTCTATATCTGAAAAACTCTCTTCTGTGATACTTGTGTCCCTCGCACCAATTTTATAAGCAGATATTTCTGTCTCTTGTGGTGCAACCTGCACTTTGCTACTATCTAGATAGCTATCCAACCAACCAGAAATTGGGTTAGATTTTTCATTAAAAATCTTTTTATAACCCAAGGATCTCAATCTAGTATCACAAAGCCATCTAGCATACCCACCCAACACATCAGCATTTAATCCAAGCAAGGAACCTTTACTGAAAAGATAATTGGCCCACTCTACTTCATTCTTAGCTGCTTGCTCATAAAAAGCATAGATCTTGTCTTCATTCTTTTTTACTATGGATGTGAATCCTTCCTTGTCTTCATCCCGTAATATTTTAATTAAATTCTGAGTTATACCAAAATGCAAGGACTCATCTCTTTGAATGAATTTAATTATCTTAGCATTACCTTCCATTTTACCTCTATAACCAAAGTAAAAACTGCATGCAAAGCTGACATAGAATATGAGCCCTTCCATGCAATTGATGGCGAGCACACAATCAAATATCTTTTCTTTCAAATCTTTTTTATTGTCTGAACCTAGAATTTTATCATAATTACTGCGAATCACCTCTGCTCTTGTAACAATCTCTTTATCATCCATGATGCTGTCAAAGAATGCTGATGCATCTGGATGCACATTGTTCAACAGATAGGAATATGAATAACTATGAATACCTTCAAAGCGTTGCCAGGTGTTCATGCATATCTCCAATTCTGGATTTGACACATAATCTTTTAATGAATGTATGGACCTGGATAACATGCTGTCACCTAGTGTCTGAAATTTTAAATTGGTATCAAATACAAATCGCTCTTCTTTTGAGAGTTCCTTATAATCCCCACGATCTTTTTGCAGAGAGATCTCATGTGGCCACCAGAAGAATTCTTCTTGCTTTTTAAACAGTTCAAAGAATATAGGGTACTTGAACTTATCGTAACGCTGCAGATTTAGATCCTCACCAAGAAACAGGGGTTGCTTGGTGTAGTCTATGTTTTTAAAATTTAAAACAGTCTTCATGGTATTATTTATTGTACAATCACAACTTGCAGGCTCCACTGGAACAATCATTAGTTGATTGCTCTTTGTCGCCGTCATCTGTATTGTTATAGTATAAACTTATGAGTCCCATGCTATAAGCATACATCAATTCCTTCATGACCTTGCTATCTGGCAAGCTATTATTTGAATAATGGCTATAATTGTAATATATGTTTGTTGATATGGCCATGTCGATATATTTCTGAATAACAGCATTAACATTTATTATGCCAGTATTATCTTTAAAATCATATGCAAGTTCATAGTTCTTTTCATATTTGCCTATGCCAGGAACTAAGACGGGGAGCTTGCCCATCTTGGACATTTTATAGGTGATAAGTGATCTCACCGGTTCCACTCCATTAGTAGAGCACTGAATGACAGAACTTGACTCACAGGGCATGCAGCTGGAGAGAGTGGAATGACGTACTCCATGCACTTTAATTTCTTCTCTTAATTTATCCCAGTCAAGAGAAAGTTTTCGCTTAACAACATCATCTACTTTCTTCTTATAAGTATCAACAGGCAATATGCCATTAGCATACTTTGTATGAGCAAATTTTTCACATTTGCCTTTTTCCTTGGCTAATTGAAGACTAGATTTTAAGAGTGCATACTGAAATTGTTCCATCCATTCATCAAGCAGTAATAATGAATTGCGTGAACCATAGCTCACATCATTCCTTGCAAAGAATGCTGCAAGATTGGTAATACCAATTCCCAAACTTCTTCGCTTTTTAGCAAAATTTTCAGCAGCTTTATTAAAGTAATACTGTACATCTATCACTTCATCAAGAAACCTCACAGCTAGATCGCATACTTTTTCAAGGTCTTTCCAGTCCTTTATCTCCAACATATTAATAGCAGATAAAATACACATTCCAATTTCAGCATCTGGATCATTAAAATCTGTTAAAGGGATAGTAGGCTGTATCACCTCTGTGCACAAGTTGCTCATGGTTATTTTATCTAGCCAAGCACTATGCTCATTAGCAGTATCAACATTGAGAATATAGATTCTACCTGTCTCTACACGCTCTTTTACAATGAGACTAAACAGCTTGCGAGCAGATACTTTCTTCTTAACTTTGACCCGCTTATCTTGCTCACACTCCTCATACACTTTATTAAACTTTGGTGTGCCCCATGCTTCAAACAAATGCGGAACCTCGTGTGGGCTAAACAATGTAACATCTTCATCTTTTATGACCCTATCATAGAAAAGTTTTGACATGCCAACAGTATAATCAAGTTTGCGTACTCTATTATCATCTGTGCCTGCATTATTCTTAAGAACTACCACATCCTCAATCTCATAATGCCACCATTGAATATTGGTTGTTGCAGACCCGCCGCGCAATCCATTCTGCTGCCATGCTTTGACAGAAGCTTCATATATCTTTAAAAAAGGAATGACACCTGTATGCACAACTTCCCCATTCTTAACAGATGTACCAATGGCACGAATGCGTGAAATGTCAATGCCGATGCCACACTTATTAGCAGTAGCAATTGAAATTGCAGTTCCAGATGCAGTTATGGACTCTTTTGTGTCATCTACACCAATGAGACAACAGCTAGCATAACTCTTTGAGTTTGTTCTCAGGCCTGCTACAATAGGTGTTGGTAGATTAATTTTATGCTTAGAAATGGCATTATAAAAACGTCTCACGTAATCCAATCTTGTGGCAGTAGGGTAGTTAATAAATGCGTATAGAGCAATCAAGATGTAAGCAAACTGCGGAGTCTCATATATTTTATCTGTGACTCTATTCTTAATTAAATACTTGTCACACAGTTGCTTGATTCCTGCATAGGTAAAATTTAAATCCCGATCATGATCAACCCATTCACCTGCCTTATTAAGTTCATCTTCTGAGTATTTTTCAAGAATAATGGGATCATAAATTTTCTTTCGAACACCCACGTGGATCACATCCAGCAATCTTGGTGCATGTTTACCGCCCCATACATCTTTACGCAGCTGATAATTTAATAATCGCCCTGCAACATATTGATAATTTGGTTTTTCTAGGGAAATGAGATTAGCCGCAGAATCAATTAACACCCTGTGAATATCAGCCGATGTGATATTGTTGATCATGTTAAGCTTGGCATTGATTTCAATCTCTGATAAGCTCACATCCTCAACGCCTGTTACTGCCCAATTTATAATTTTATGTATTTTCTCTATGTTAAACTTCTCTTGTTCACCGTTGCGTTTTTTAATAAAAATTTGGGAAGTCATAATATAATTTATGCTGAGAAGGTACAACTATGTTAAAGTATTTGAACTTAAAAATCAATGTAATTTTTTGAGAAATTCTGTTATAATAACTACGCAAATGGATGTAAATGAAGCAAGTACGGTCGTCGTTACTGCAGTCTTAAAATTCCATTTTTTGTCCAGTACAGCAGTTTCTCGATTAAATTCTTGATTTATTTGGTCACTGAGACTTTTAAACTTTTCTGTAACTACGTCAGTAATGTTTTTAAATTTTAAAGCCATTTCTGTTTCAAGGCCCCGTATCTTTATGCCCATGTTTGCATCTAACCCCTTAACTTTGTCGTTAACATGGTTTCCGATATCAACAATTCTCAATCTAATTTCACTATCCAATGATTCAATATCTTTGCTTAAAGCTTTTACTTGTGTTTCGAGATTTGCTAATTGTGTTATAACTGATGGCTTACCATTGCCTTGGTAAACCGTTTTAAACAATTCATCAACACTCTTCTTAACGACGTGTAATCCTGCATCTGCACTACTCTTATCTCTATTGATTTTCTTTTTCATCTTACATTAAATGTATACTTGATAGTACCTTTCTTGAGAGAATACACCCTGCCCTTCACCTTGCCGCTTGTTTCTCTGGAGACAACACTGAGAATATCACCCGTAACCACGGGTCCGTTGACTATTACTTCTGATCCAAGATTAATAGTATAAGCGCGGGTGCCCCTCTCAACATCATAAACCTTGATCAATCCTCTATCAGCAACAGCAGAATAACAAGAACTCATTATTATTATTTAATGTTCTATTATTACTCTTTAATAAATAATTAGGATAACCATATGGCTGAAAATATTACAAAAATCGTAGTCCGACGCGGCACAGACAATCAAAGAAGAACTGCAAACACAACAGGTATTCAATTTAACATAGGAGAGCCTGCATATGTTGTTGATACCAAGAGGCTTTACATAGGCGATGGCCAGACAATAGGTGGTCTCCCGGTGGGTACACGCAACCTGGGCCCTGTGGATCAGCTTTTTGGTACCTATCTGACTACAGGATTCACACAAGTAGCATACAATATCCTTGTTAGTAAGAGCGCAGAAGCAGGGGACATCATATATGACAGAGCTACAAAAACCATCTATGCTTTGACGGGTTACAATGTTTTCCCGCCATTATCTTCAGATTTTGTAAAATATGATAGTTATGTTGTTATTAACCCAACAGAATTTTATTATGATAATCTGACTCTCAATCTTCAGGATGAAGGTGTATGGAGAAACAAATTGAATTCTAATGTAGTTGATGGTATCACTCTGACCAAGATATCCCCTTATGATCCAATACAGATTTCACCAGGTTCAGATGTGGCAGGAGTCGAGAACACCAACTTCAAATTCATACCACCTCAAAGTCTCTATCTCAATACATTAAACAGCTTCTACTACCCACAAGTCATAGAAGTTGGTGCAAATGAATTTATTGGCAGATGTGGTACATCAAAATTATCATCTTATCAATTCTCTACAATACTACCCACTCTTGGCTTGGCATCAAGCAATGGCATTGTCAATAGCAATCTGAACAACCAAACAACTTTTTCTCTGGATACCAATTTCTTTAAAGTGGTTCCTGGTGCACCTGTGGGCAATCCAGTTAATAATAATTTATCATTTTTTGCAAACACAACCATACACCCTACTCTGAGTGTCACAGGTGCCATGACAGTGAGCAATACCATTAGTGCCAGAGACAGCATTTATGGTAACAACATAACAGCTAACGTTTTTAATGGATCAGGGGCAGGAATTGTGGCAAATACATTGCCAGGAGCTGCCATAACCAACAACTCCATCGTGGGCACAAAGATGAACGTTGATGCCATCACAGGACAAATACCTGGTGGTGCAACACAAGACACAGATCAGTTTCTCATAGCTCGTGCTGGTGCATTGTATAAGATAACAAAAGCCAATCTCCTCACTGAATCAATAATTGCAGGGGATGGCATAAGTGTAGTATTAACACCTTAAAAAATGACTCCTTTGTACGAAGCAAAAATCAAATGCATTCTGGAATCACTTGGAACCATATCCCCCTTTGTAAGTAGATCACAATCTGTTAACGCTATCCCTGGCACCAATCAAGGCACAACTAATCCTGATCTAGTTAATACATTTCCTAGCAGCTTAAAATCTATACAAGTAAGTTTACCGAAAAAGAAGAAAAGAATTAAGCAGCGGAAAACAGATCAATAATATTCTTAGCCCTGTTCCCCACTTGTTCTGCCCATTTGCTATTCTGTAATTCTTTTGCAGCACCCTTGTAATCACCCTTTATAATATATTCTTTTGTTTTAACAAATTTATTCAATCTACCATAACCAAGATTAAAAGACATGTCAAGTAGGCCCAATTTTATCTCTCTTGGAAGTCCATCAAAAGCAGGTATATAATGCTTCACATCCACATAAGCTATCTTCAAGCATTCGCTAAACAAATCTTGCATTTGCTTTTCATTCAAATCAATGCCACCAGACATGACACGATCATAGTCTATCTTTAATTTGTTAAAGATGGCTCTAGCATCAGGTCTCATCATGTTGAACCCAATGCCCACTGTGGGTATTCCTAGAGAATCTTTGTATATGTGCGGCTTTACACCCTCATGTTTTTTTATTAAACCAAAAATATCATCAAATGTAAGTGTTTTATTTTCTGCTTTTTGAATTATTGCAGGAGGCGAAACTGGCGGTGGAGGAGCATCAGCTACCTCTTGAATTATTTTCTTAACTTTTTTATAAAACTGCACACAGATATTTAATTGAGTACAGCAATTTTTACTATTTTTGGATTATTATTAGCAAAATATTCAGCATCTTTCTTATTAACAAAAAACACATCGACAACTGGCAGCTTCCCGCTGGATGCTGTGCGTGCTCTCACTGCACTGCCAGTATCCACAGCTCTGACCAACCCCACATTGGGAATAATAACTTCCTTGTTATAAGGTATGATGCGTGGGTCCACTGCAATGGAGTCACCTTGCTTGAGCGTGTGCCCTGTTGAACTACGAAGTTTACTGCTATCAGCATCAGTTGAACCACCCCGGGCCCAGTACACTGTCAATCGTACTGTAAGAATTTTTAAAGATTTGCTATTTGTCTCAGGAATAAGAACACCACGATAGTTAATACCTTCATTCTTCACAGTAATCCGCTTGGCTGCTTCTCTCTCCTGTGTCATAGGCATTGCCTTGAGCTCTGCCTTGAGATCTTTAATCTCAAACTGTTTTTCTGTGTAAGATGTTATGCAACATGGTGTTACACAGACTAAGATACACAGTGCCATTAGTTTTAGTATTTTTATTTTGTTCATATATTTGAGGTACTGTTATTACAGTGTCTACCGGTCACAGTAGAGAGAGCAATTGCTCTTGTGTAATATTTAATCAATTGTACAGGAACATCAATTGACATCAACAGCTTTATGCAGCAATGTTGGTAATGAAGTGTTTAAGATTAGTATTCCTGTTTGTCCAGCCTTTAAGGAACTTGCTTAATTTAGGTTTACTTTTGGCTAGATTATTATAAAATGTTTGGCGCTGGTCAATCACTTTTAAGGCTGTTTCTTGTGCATTTCTGCTGGCCACAGCTTCAAGAGTCTTCACCCCAATGACACCATCTGGTGCAGTGCCTACAGCTCTTTGCAAGAATTTGTTAGCTTGCTTGGCACCAGTATTTACACAACAATCAAAATACACTTCACCAACAGGCTTAGCAAATTGCGCACAATTAAACTGCATCCAGTATTCTGCGAAATAAATGTTCTTGGCTTGCTCAACAGTTAATTTCTTAATGTCCACATCTGGATGACTTCTCTTGTCAATGCCATACTTTGTCTCACCACCAGGATCATCAGGATCATTATCATACCCACCTTCTGCATCTAAAACAAACACAATGATGTCATCAAATCGGGTATTCATGATGTATTACTCCCAGGGAAATACAACCCACACTGCTGTATCAACACTCTTAATGTACACATCAGGCTTGTATTTTGTATTGCTTTTAATAAAAAGAGAAGCTGTGATCACATCTTTGCCTTCTAACATATCTTTTGTATTTATGAAACTATCACCTGTATCAGATATATCATCTATAACCAATATCTTACTCAGCATGCTCAGATTGGGCACTTGGTATAATTCAGGTGCACCCTGTTGTTCATTATCATAAGATTTAATTCCCAAAGAATGCACCTTGCGGATATTGAGCATATTGCTCACCATGACACTTGGCACAAGTCCCCCTCTGCTCAATCCCATGATGCTGTAATCATTGATATTAGGATACTTGTCCTTGAGCCGTTCCACCAGCTTGGAGCACAATGATGTCACAGTACGCCAAGAAACAATGTTCTTTTCCATTGAATAATAGTAAATACAATGACTATAAAATCAACGTTTGTTGTTGAAAAAACAACTAAATAATTAAAATGGGTAGCAAGAGCTCAAGGTTTGAATCAGCCAGGTTGAAGATAATTAAGCGTGTAATAGAGAACCCAGAAGCCTTTAAAGCATGTGAGAGCTGTGACACAATTGTTCTTAGAGAGGAACATATCTGCCCAACATGCGGGGCATACCGGTTCACAAAATCAAAGAAGAATATAATAAAGATTGCAGAAGAGATAAAGAAAGAAATATCAAATTAAGCAGAAATTTTCTTCAAGTTGAGACGTTCATTCAGATGCTGTGAGAAGAAGATCACCTTTTTCATGAGTTCTTCTTTTTTCAGTCCTTTATTCTTTTTGGCTTGATTGTATAGATCAAGTACAAAGTCAGCAGTGATTTTCTTGCGTTCTTCACTCATGTAATTATTTAATCTCTATTTGAGTTGATTTTTTTTATTATTATAGTATATAGATATATGGAAAATAACTTCATTGAACAAATAGTTAACTCGGCACAAACACTACAGACAGACTTTGAAAAGTTCTTCGACAAAAAACAGAATGCTGCTTCCTCAAGACTTCGCAAAGGACTGAAGGCAATTGCAGATATCTGCAAAGCAGAGCGCAAGAAAATTTCAGAAGTTAGAAACAGCAGGAAGATTAAGAAATAAAATTCTTCTGCCTAAATACTTTCATGAAAGAAAGTACTTGGACAAGAGGCGTTCTATACTTTTCTATTGCAGCACTTGCAGCGCTTGTCACAGATATCAGTAAGTATAAACACTTTTCTGAGATTGAACCTGTATCCCTGTTGATACTGATATCTAATCTTATTCTGCAAGGACTCATTGCTGTGCGAGCTTTTCTTGATCAGTCAGTAAGCAGAGCTGCAGAGAAAAGAAACAAGCCTCAACTGTTAACAGAAACTAAGACTTTACCTAACTAAATCTTTTGTCTTGTCCCAAATGGAGTCAGGCTCTTTGCCTTCTTTGCGCCATGTATTGAGAATGGCATAATATACTAAATGCTGTTGATCCATCACAGATAGTCTGTTGCCAAGCTTATCTGTAAACTCTGTTATACCAGCGTTCTCTACAAGAGCTACACCTTTGTATGACTTGAATCTTATGTTGTACGCCTTGATGAGAGTGTTGTACCGCAGCACGCCAAATGCGGTGAGTAATCCCCGGCCATCATCCATGAACCCAATGAATCCAGAGTTCTGTGCATCATATTGAGTGGGGGTTGATGCATCATAGGATGCAATCTCATCTTGCACCTTGTCTGGTGTGACTGTGGTGCAACCAGCAATAAGAATACTACTCAGCAAGAGTGTCGCGTATTTTTTTGACATTTTTTTCCTTTATGGCTGCTTCTATGTCTGATTCAAAGTTTATATCTTTTTGATTGAGCTGGCGATCCTTCATTTCCTTGGTATTTTTTGCACCAAACACATTATTAATAGCTGCAAATATGCCAGAAATTGCACCCAATACAGCTTCAAATATTCCAGTGGGCATAATTACTCAACATAACTAGCAGTAGCATCTCTGCATCCTTTGGCGATGGCATTGAGCACATCAATGGCTAGCTTGGTGTTGCCTCCAACTTTAACAAATTGCGCTGCATACAAATCTTTGATGGACGTTACATAATTAACCCAATGGGTTTTTTCAGCAGGTAAATAATCAAGCAATGCTTTTTGCAATTGGTCAGGAGTGGGAGCAGTACCGCGAGTAAGACTCTCTACAATTGTGGATACATGGTTGATCATTTTTGCCTTTTCAATCCGATCACTGCCCGACACAGCTTGATCAAGCACAACTGTGCATGTGAGCGTGACAGCTGGTGCAATGTAAGGAACAGCATTCTCCACAGATGCAGCTGCATCAATCTGCCCAGTAGGAGTTGTCGCACAGCCCACAAGCATCAACAGAGGTGACAGAATAAACGGTAGCATATTTTTCATACAAGTACTTAGTCAGGTATAAATTTTTTCAATAGTCTCTTCAAAGGTAATGCCCAGCAGGTTGGCAGCTTTCATGAGTGTACCATTTTCTCCAAGATAACAATTCGGATTCACATCAAACACAAACAGCTGATTGTTTCTTATTCTGTAATCTATTCTAAAATAACTAGTTATACCAAAAATATTCTTAATCTTTTCAGCAATATCGTGAATCTCATGATGGTGTATCAACTGACATGTCTCTATATCTGCTCTCTTCCATTTGTAATAAAAGTCACAAATTTTATTTCTCTCAACTTGTTTTTTGATTGACACTGCAAATATGTCAGGCACTTCACAATAACTATATTCATCTCCTTCTATGAATTCTTCCAGGTAACTGTCTGCATCGGTTGTATCAGGTATCCTACATAATACACTCTCTGGGGTCAACTTCATGCTCCCATGTGAGAATCTATTCTTGAGTATCACTGGGGCATGCAATGAGTCACTAGAGAAGGAGTTGGCTGGTGTCAGCACTGTGCCATGCACTCGAGTGAGCCATTTCTTTTTATCAACAAACTGTTCTAACACTGTGCTGTTTGCACCTGTGAACACAATGCCTCTAGCTTCCAACTCCAGAACACTCTCATGCAAACCAGATCCCGTATGTTCGTCATGATCACACAGATTAAAAACTTTCTCAATACCTTTGTCAGTAAGATCTTTAATATTGACAACAGGTGTGACACCAACACCAAGTGTTTCACCAATTCTGCATGCTAGTAGGTTGTTAGAAATTTTTTCTTCTTTTGACAGAGATGCATTGCAACTGTATATGACTGTCTCCACATATAGATTTATTAGTTATGTGTGCAGCTTGAAGTATATTTTGTATAGATAACATGCTGCCAGATGAGTGACAAGCCCGCAGAATAAAGTTGACAGAATATGGTATGCATCAAACATATCAAAGAAAGGGTTAAACATGGCAGATGTTAATACTCCCATCCAGAAGCTGCAGCACTCTGGACAAAGCAGAGGCTTTCTTATGTATGGTATCTTTACAATAAAATTTCTAATTGGAAGAAATACTTCTGAAAAACTAAACATCTGAGACAGAGAGAGAGACATCAAAAGAAATACTGCTACATCACCAATCATAGGAAATAAAGCCTCAAATTGTCACCCTCAGGCACAATGGTGCATGACTTGTAGGTGCACCTCTCTTTGACAAGAAAATTTGAATAAAATGTTTTTAATTCATCCTTATGAATGGTGTAGGTCTCACCAGCAATCATTTTGGGTGCATCAGGTATGGCACCCATGTTGGGTATGTCTGTTATGTCTATGGAAGGGTTCTGCACAACAAACTCTTCTATGAAATGTTTAAAGTCATCATAATTTTCACGAACAGTCTTTATGATGTTGTTCTTGCAAGAACAGTTTGGATTGCCATGGAAGCTATGCACATCTGCAGCAAGCGAAGGGAATCTTGACAGCAGCTGATGTTTGAAAATGTCAGATTTTCTGATGCCATGCAAAATGGTAAATGGAGCAACATTAACAGCAGTGATTATCACATCAATAGTTAATGCATACTTTCTCAGGATCAATATCTTACTTAATGCATATTAATATATGAAGACATAAATATTATGCATGCCGGTGTACTATCAAGATTACAAAGATTTACTACGAAGACAAAGAGCAGCAGTGGATAATTTAGCAAACATAGGCAACACACTGTACCAGCAAAATCCAAATAGAATGGCAGCGCCTGTAGTAATCCCCACCCCTACTCCAACAGAAACACCTGTAACTCCAACACCAACACCCACATCTACAAATACGCCTACTATAACACAAACATCTACACAAACACCCACAACAACTCAAACGCAAACACCAACAGTAACACCTACTAATACATCTACAACGACTCAAACGCAAACACCAACAGTGACACCTACAGTAACACCCACACCTCCAACATCAATATTAACAATAACTAATGTAGAACGATTTACTTATCCGTTCCCACCATTTAGTAGTGGGTTCAGAGTATATTATACAATTGATAATCGTTATAATCCTCTTTTAGAATTATATCATGGATATGATACCCCTCTCACTACACGTGATACGCCGAACAATAATCCTTTTATATTTCTACCATCATATGATAATATTAATCCATATAAATTTATGTTAACACAACAAAATGGTTCGGGAGGTTTCCCGACTCTTTCTTCGTTAGTATATACATATGTACCAACACCTACACCAACCCCATCAATTACGCCTTCAGTTACACCCACGCCCACAACACCCTCACCCACGCCAACCATTTCTTTAACACCAACCAGAACATGCACTCCTACCCCATCTATTACACCAACTATTACACCAACTATCACACTCACACCAACCCCTTCCATCACACCTACACCCACTATAACCCCTACTGTAACCCCCACTGCATCACCTGTATTCCCTGCATCATACAGAATAGCAGGCACATATGATTTTGCAAATGGTATACCGTATACATATGGATGGCTAGACGGTACATATGTATATACAAACAATACTGGTGCAGGTGGGCCTAATTATCAAATGACTAATTCGCGTGGAAACAATTTCTTCTTCTGGACAAATTATTTCGGTACAAATAGGTTTATTGTAGCAAATCAAAATGAAATACCATCTTTCACATACCAGGCTTTAAGTGCCTCTGATAACGTATATGTTGCACCATCAGGACGTTATGCAAATGTCTTGGGTTACATACAAGATGCATACATAGAGCCTGGTGTGTATTATAATTCTGTATGCATATCAGCTGCTGATCCTAACAGTATTTTTAATGGCACATACACCAGGCTCATTACTGCAGGAACAGGCATTGCTGGCGGCAATACAGAGAATGTTTATAGATACACAAGAACCAGATCAGGTGATGTCAATCCATTCTTTGTGTACAATTACTCTTCACAGACTTGGGTGCTGTCTTCTAATGTAACAGGATTATTACTGTACCATTCACTCACGGGTGATCAAAACTGGGAGGGTGATGGACAAAATGGGTTCAATAAATACTTGCCCCCTCTGTCTGGTCTCTACAGAACAGGTGATACATCAGCTCTATTTGCATTGAATGTCAGCCCTGGTGCATGTGCAGCCACACCCACTCCTACTCCCACAAGTACTGTTGCAACACCCACACCCACTCCTTCTGTTACCCCCACCAACACAATGACGCCCACAGTGACAAACACTCCTGGATTATCACCCACCCCCACTCCCACTGTGACACCCACAATCTCTGTTACACCGACTAACACATGCACACCTTCCATGACACCTTCTGTGACACCCACAATCACTGTAACACCATCCATAACACCTACAAGAACACCCACAAAAACACCCACCAGAACACCTACACCAACTCTGGCTACACCTCCTGCTCTGGTGTATAGTAGCAGTTACATTCCTCTGGAAATAACAAATGTGGGGCTATCTTATAATGTCAGTCAAATAGGCACAGGCAATCCCTCTCTGACATGTTTCAGAGGCACCAATTATGATTTCATAGTGTTAACACCATCACACCCTTTTGCCTTGAGAGTATCCAATGGCAACACCTCTTCACCAGTTGATGGTGCTTACAACAATGATGTTGCATCTGGCATTGCATCAGGCAGGGTGATGTTCACTCCTAATAGTGCAACTCCAGACACAATTTATTATCAATGTGCAATACATGGCAGCATGATAGGAACAATAAGCATAAAGGATTACAATTTATGAATGCATATGAAGCAGTAGAATATTTGAGATCCATAGACATGAGTGCTCTCCCTTACAAAGGACTAACAGGCATTTACTATGCAGATAAGACTGTTGATGGGGTGAACACACAAGAAAAATGTATTAAGTTTTATTTTGAAGTAAAAAAATCTTTGTCTGAGCTTGAAGCACATGAAATTGTGCCTGCAACCATAACCTACAACAACACTGTATTTCAAACAGACGTTGAAGAAGCTCCTGTATCAGAAAAATTGATAGCAGATTGTCACAACTTGAGCAGTGCTGTTGAACCTGTGAAGAGCAATTACATCAAAAGAAGACCTCTCATGGGAGGGTGCAGCAGCATCAACATTGGAAGTTCTGATGCAACTCTGGGCATCATGGTGTTGGATAAAAAAGATGGTCAGGTGGTGGCTCTATCAAATTGTCATGTGTTTGCTGCCAGTCAATTGCATGGTTATTATGCAGGAGGCAATGAACTTCTAGCTGGCAAGAATGTGTTGGGGTTGAGTGCTAGACAACCTGGTACCAATGCTTATAACCCCTATGGCAGCACCACACCAGCCATTGATTACATAGGCAATTGCAAGAGAAGTGTCCTGATAGGCAACAAAGACTATACAACTGATGGCTCTGGATGGATAAGAGACACCACTGTGGATGCTGCCATAGTGGGCATAGACAAGAGTTTAATTTCCAGTGTGAGTGTGAGTGCCATAGGCCTGAATGCACCTGGTCCATTCAAATTTGCATCTGATAATGAAATCACTTCTTTGTTGGATCCTGTTTCTCCCAATTACAGAGCTCCAGTTTTCAGATCTGGAAGAACATGTGGTCCCATAGGAGCCCCAGGAAACAGTTATTCATGTGCATTAAGTGTATCAGAATTTGGCATAGAAGCAGTGGGAACATACACAGGGTATGTATCATATTTCTCTGAGAGCTTCATAATAGAAGGTACTGCCATTGCCACCAGAGGAGGGGATTCTGGATCTGCAATATATGCTTTGTTGAGTGCCAGCATGCCCGCTCTTTCCACATGGAAGTGCATAGGACTGGTGTTCGCTGGGCCCAGTTTCAGTCCAAGCTATGGCATAGGAAGCAGAATTTCAGCTGTGTCTCAAGATTTGGATGTGGTTGCATGGAATGGCATAGTGCCTGTTCTGTCTGCAACAACTGACACCATAGTCTTATCTGCAGGTGAATATTTGCCATATTCCACCAGTGCCATCATCACTTTATCAGGCAGAAGATATCATCAGCTAGGCAGATGGTAATTTTTAAAAATATCATAGTACATCACAATAAATAATTGAATGCCCAATATTCCCAATACTACCGACTTGCAGAGAGCACAGAGACAAGCCAGTGACAGACTGTCAATAAGCAACTTCACAAAACAATCTTCACCTCAAGCAGCCATACGCACAACCACTGCAGCTCAACCCATTCAACCAGCATATACAACTACAGTGCAACTAACATATCCAAATGCTGTACTGGCAGAAAGATTTGGTAGCCGATGTGCAACTTTCATTCAAACACTGTGTGCATATGCACCCAGCAATGTGGTCACTGCTGCTTGCATATGTTCAGATGATAAAAATGCTTCCATCTTTCCTGGCAATGATTTCGGTCAATATCCTGTGTCATTGCAACAATTCTCTGGTCCATTCTTTGCAGGTGGCATTGGTGGATATCCCTTTACTGGCATAGTGGGCACTTTTGCATGGTCTTCACACATCACAGACACCGGTGCTCTGTTCTATTACATTCAACCGCACATTGGCATCACAGCTGATGGACAAGTGGGATTCATGATGAGACAGGGTCAAGCATCCAGATCTGCCACATGTGGTGCACTCAATGTGGCACAACAGTATGTGGCCACTGGTGGTGCAGAACCCACATTCCCTGGTGCATTTCCTTTTGGTGAATGGGATTTTCAACAATACACATTGACTCACAATCTCTACACCGCTGATGGTGGAGATGTAAGAACTGATCTCATCAACAACTATGATGAATATGAAGATGATGCAAGTGACCCCAATCCTCTGGGTTATGGTGCAAGAATGAAGATGGCCACTGATGCCACCAGAGATGCTGCAGCTGCTGCATTTAAAAGCAACATCCTACCTGCAGCTTACAGTGCACTGTTTGGTGGTGACAATTCCAGAGATGTGTTTGTGAGTGTGGGCACATTCATCAATGTGGATGATGGTTACAAAGCTTACATAGATACCACAAGTTTTGAGAGATACAATCCTGCCTCTCAAACCTACACCAATTACACCTCACAGTTCAACGCAGGGCTGTAATCACCCCTGATGCCCATCAATCTTCTGTGGCAGAAACAGGCATTTCTGCAGGAATAAGAAAGTTCTTTTTGGGAGAGGTGGAATGGTCAGTTGCTATGTGCCCAGGCAATGTGGCACCACCAGCAGTGTTCACAATGTAATTTGAATGGGGTGATTTGACAGTATGCGCAGTGATCCTAGTGCCAGTTAACAAGGACTCTCTCCTGAGAGTAACTGGCCTATCATAAGCTGCATTATCTGCAGTAACTTCATTCCTAATTGCTTTCTTGTGAGGTGTGGTACCGGCACTGGATCCACTGCATGTGGTATATTTGTCATATATGCTGGCACTCTCCTGTTGCTCTCTCTGAAATGCTTCTCTCTGAATTCTCTCTTGTCTATCTGCTGCCATGGCAGATTGAATCAGACCACCCACCAAACCAATGATAGGACCAATGGGTATGCCACCACCACCACCTCCTCCATTCATAGGCGCACCCTGCATGGGCATGTATGCTTGTTGTCTGGGCACCATGCCCATGGGTGCATATCCCTGTTGCATTGGTGCACCGCCCACTGGATACACCTGTCTGGGTTGATTGGCAGATCCAAATGAAAAAGTGCTCTGTGCATGCAATGCAACAGGCATGCACAGAAGTATGAACAGCTTTTTCAACGAGGTATGCGGAACAACTTGCCTTCCAAAGGGTCATTCACAATGGCACCTGGCTTGTAATCAGTTGTGGAAACGACAAATTCTGAATAAGGAGATTGGTATGTGCTCTTGGTCAATGGAATAGCCACAGGCAAATTCTGCTTGTCTGCAGCAGGTTTGTATGCTTGTGTGTTCTGTTGTTGATGTGTGTTGTTGTTACCTGCCATGTAGTTACCTATCAAGCCGCCTGCAGCCATGCCAGCCAATGCACCAATCCATTGTGCATCTGGCCCCTTGCTAAGGGCTGGTGCCAACATGTAACCCAAGCCAGCTCCAGCCACTGAGCCATACAATGTTTGAGTGGGTTGTCCAGTGTAAGGATCCCAACCCAATTGGGCAAATGACATGGAGCCACTCATGCATAACAATGTTATCAGCTTTTTCATATGCCCATATGCTAAAGGAAACTGTGCAGAGGTCAAGCCATTTGTTGCACCTGCAGGCCCAATCCCCCTAGCCCACAAGCGGCGCAGCCGCTGCAGCACCGCCCCCCAGATCATTGTGCACTGTGGCCATAAGTATATGCATGCCTCAAGTGCCTAATTTCCAAGATCAGCAAAGACTGCAGAGAGTGGCCACAGACAGATTTGCCATGAAACAAGTCATAGGCCAAATATCTGTGCAGAGTGTGATGCCTGCTCCCAGTCAGACACCTTCTGTGACACCTACTGTTACTGTTTCCAATACATCAACACCCACTCCCACACCTACTATTCAATTTTTATCTGTGGCTTCCATTGATGCAATTCAAACAACAGGTGCATCCAATGCTTATTACAACACCTACTATGGCAAATTAGTCAATCCTAATTTCTTTTTTGATCCCTCTGTGACATTGGCCTTTATTAACCTAGATCAGACTGTGGCCATTTACTTTGATGCACAGAGTTTAAACCAGTGGGTTGTATATGATCTTGATGCAGGTGAGGCTGCAGGGTACAGCACAATTGGTTCTCCCAACCTGCTACCCATCTCCAATTGGACATCCATCACTGGTGTTACAAACCCTGCAGAGTTCAACAACTTTATAATTGCAAGCATTGTTCCTACACCCACACCAACACCTCCTGTTACACCAACAGTCACACCTTACTTGCCAGGAGGACCATCACGATTCTTCTATTCAGACAGGGCATCCACCATAAGCTTTGACTCTGTAATTGATAACGCAAGCTATGAAAGTTACTTTAATACTCTGACTGCAGTTAAAATAAGTGATGGGGTGCAAAGAATTGATGACCGTCCGTATGGTTATGGTCCATTTCAAAATCAAACTAACTTATCTGCTGTATCTTTGGGCAATGGGTTGACAAGCATAGGAGACTTTGCGTTTTATGGTTGTTCCAGTCTCACTGGTATTGCAATACCCAACAGCGTGATAAAGATAGGACAATATGCATTTAATAATTGT